GTGTCACACTTAATTATTCTTAACCCTTAGAACTTGCGGTTTCTTCCTTAAGTTTTAAGATCTTTACTGCTTCAGGAAGGATAAGCTTACCATCGACTCTTTCTTTTGCAACATAACCTACCATGCCGTTACCAGCGAAAAGTTCACGAAGTTCTGCAAAAGAACGAGAACCACGATCACCAATGTTGTAGTAGCTATAATCACCGAATGCAATCGCATTTGTAGGTGCGAAAGCAGAAGTGTGAACAGCATAGCCAAGAACTCTGTCAGGTTCTCCTTCCTTGTAAGAAGGCTGCCAGATATATGCTCCGTTGTTGTCCTTAAGCTTTCTGATAGAAGCAAGTGTTGCATCATTCATGATGAAAGATGCGTTCTTACGATAAGGTCTCTTAAGACCATATACCAAATCGATAAGGTCATCGGACTTGATGGCTGCAGTAAGTGTTGCTGCAATCTGACCACCACCGTTTGCTGCGAAGATACCAGTAGGCTTTCCAGTTCCGCTACCGTTAAGGAATGCATCCTCTTCGGCATTTGCTAAAGCCTTACCAAACTGGGTGATGATGTAGTTTTCAAGACCGAAGGCATTGTCATAAAGCAACTCTTCAGTAACCTTGATTGCTACATGAAGCTTGTAGGCATCAAGATAGATCTGATCAAATGTTGCATCACCAAAAGACAATGCTCCACCTTCCTCAATCCATGCTGCTGCAGGCTTGGTAGCTGCGATGTTGATTTTGTGCTGACCTGCAGTAGTAATCTTTGTAGCAAGGCTGCGCATGATATTCTCGCCATCAAGCACATCAACAAGTCTGCGGTCATACTCTTCCGGCACAAGGTATCCTCCATCGGCATCTACACCTTCCTGAAGCACATTGCTTACATTGCGGAAATTAGAACGCATTGCAGAAAGCATCGCATCCTTATAAGCATCGGAAGCACGCCCCTTCTTTACTTCCTTGGCATCACCCATAAAAGGCTTACCGGTAATCGGAGAATTAACAGGCTTTGCAAGTTCTGCTTCTCTGCGTTCTGCTCTCTGCTGACGGTCGATAGCAGCTGTCAAATCCTCGATTTCCTTCTCCATCTTGTTATAGGTCGCTGTGTCCTCATCCGAAAGCACACCGTTTTTATCCTCATGAGTTTCTACAAAGTTCTTTGCAGTATCCCACACTTTTGCTCTTTTTTCGATTAAATCCTTAATAGTCATAATAGAATTCCTCCTTAAATGAATTTCTTAATAAAATCAAGACGCTCCTTAATTTCTTTTGCAGGAGTGCCTTTGTTTGCAGGTGCAGAAATCTCTGCTTGCTTTGCTACAGTTTGTTTAGACTGGACATAGTGTTTTTCCAGTTTGTTCATAAGAGCGTTGTTTACTGCCTTGCGTGAAAAAAGCATCGAGTCAGTTGGTTTCTTTTCCTTCTCTTCGGTGCTTTCATCATCTTCATCCTCTTCTTCGGAATCAGTATTCAGTTTTGTTTCTGCTCTTGTAATGATGTCATCAGCAAAGCCAAGTTCAACAGCCTTGTTGGCATCCATCCAAGTTTCAGCATCCATCAAGTGACTAAGTTTCGACCTTGATAGACCAGTCTTAATCACATAGGCGTTGATGATGGATTCCTTAACTTCTGCAAGCATATCAATTGCCTTCTGCATTTCTGCATGGTCACCAAATGCTACCGTAGCAGGGTTGTGAATCATCATCATGGACACAGGGGACATAAGAACGGTATTTCCTGCCATCGCAATGACCGATGCAGCTGATGCTGCGATACCATCAATCTTCACTGTGACATTTCCTTTGTACTGTATGAGCATATTGTAAATCTGAGCCGCAGCCACACAGTCACCACCCGGAGAATTAATCCATACGGTAATATCTCCACTTCCGGCATTTAACTCATCCTTGAAAAGCTGTGGTGTGACATCATCGTCAAACCATGACTCCTCGGCAATCGTGCCATGCAACTCAAGGATTCGTTCTGCGACTTCTTCGTTTGCCTGGTTTAGAGTCTTTCGGCTCTTCCAGTTCCAGAACTTCTTGTTCTTCATCGTCATTCTCCTCTCCGTCTGATGTATCTGGACTTGATGCAAAGATACCTGCATCTTCAAGCTTGGTCATATTGCCGTTGATAAGATAAAGATCACCACCCAACTCAGCAGGAATCCTGTCGAGATTCTCAAGTTCCCTTATGTCATTGGCAGACATCCAGCCATTCTGTCTTGCAGTGGCATAACCGTTCATACGGCTCTGATAGTCACCACGAAGAAGTCCATCCACATTAAACTTGATAAAATAATTCTGTTTTTCCTCTGCAGATAACAGAGAACGAGCCATGTTCTGCTCCCACCTTGAAACCCAGGGGTCAAGAGTGTATTTCACAAATTCAAGTGACTGCTGCTCAATATTAGAAAAGCTCGATTTCTCAAGATCTCCGACCATATGAGGTGGGACTCTGAAAATTCGAGCAATCTCATCTATCTGAAATTTTCTTGTTTCTAAAAACTGTGCCTCGTTTGGAGAGATGGAAATCGGTGTATATTTCATTCCTTCTTCCAGAACAGCAATCTTATGTGAATTCGCACTACCACCAAAAGTCTGTGACCAGCTGTCCCTGACCTTTGACGGGTCTTTGAGAGTTCCAGGATGTTCAAGCACACCACTCGGAGCAGCGCCATTGGCATAGAACTTACTTCCATACTCTTCAGCTGCGATTGCAAGACCGATAGCATTCTTGGCCATTGCAATTGGAGAGTAGCCTACAAGACCGTCAAAGCCAAGTCCCGGAACGTGCATGACCTCATCAGGAGCAAGCTTAACAGAAGATCCTTTATTGGTTGGGGCATCATCAGAAGTGACCTGATATTCATAATAAAGATGTCCTTTATCGTCTCGGTCAACTCTCATACGATTTGGCATCAATGGATAAAGAGCAATAATCTCACCCTTGCCATTTCTTATGATCTGTGCGTAGGCATTGCCCCAAAGCAGTAAGTGTGTCATAAGTGTCTCCCTGAAAACAAAGCTTGTCATTTCAGGGTTCGGTTCATCATGCAGCAAATGATAGAGATTATGATTTAATGCTTTTTCTTTTCCACCATCATCATTATAATGATAGACGTGAAGTGGCAATCCTGCGATAGCCTCCGAAAGGATACGGACGCAGGCATAAACCGCTGTCATCTGCATGGCACTTCGCTCATTTACATTCTTCCCGGCAGTACTTCCACCCATGAAGAATGAATAGGCACTACCGCTTGTTCGGTTGGTAGGAGCATCTCTTGTCCTTAATAATCCCGAAAAAATACTCATCGTTTTTTCCTCCATTGTTTTTATAATTTTCCAAAAGAAAGAAGTTGATTATTAATGTATACATATAACTTTGCCAAAACCCGTGGTGCCGATAAGACACCAAGAAAACGTCCATTCAAAGCAGAACGAAATCTTACTGTTTCATCTGTAGGTGGATACAACAATAAAGAAGTACCAGCACTTCGTATCAACGGTATGTGGCTTGAAGATCTAGGCTTTCATACCGGAGATAAAGTTACTGTTCATTGTGAAAACGGTAAGCTTGTCATCGAAAAATCAGAAGACTAGTAGTCCTCTTGTATCGTAGACAGATTCCGTTACTTCATTACCACATCTGATTGCTCTATCAAGTGCCATGATTGTTGCAATGGCACCGTCAATCTTTTCAGTCGATTTTTCCTTATCTGCCTTGATGTTTCCTGCCGGGTCAGTACGAATAAAGATATTATCCATATTCCAACGAAGAACTGGATGACCACCATGTGCAATTCTTTGTTCAAGCACAAGCTTCATCAGTTCCTTGGTCGGTGGACTCATATCCTTGAATCCCTGTCCGAAAGGCACAACGGTAAATCCCATGCCTTCCAGGTTCTGAACCATCTGTACTGCTCCCCAACGGTCAAAGGCAATCTCTCTGATGTTGAATCTCTCACCAAGACTTTCTATGAAATTTTCGATGTATCCATAGTGAACAACATTTCCTTCCGTAGTCTGAAGATAGCCTTTTCGTTCCCACAGATCATAGGGAACATGATTCCTTCTTACTCTAAGGTCAAGCGTATCTTCCGGCACCCAGAAATAAGGAAGAACTACAAATTTATCATCCTCATCAAGTGGCGGAAACACAAGCACGAATGCCGTGATATCCGTTGTACTGGATAAATCCAGTCCTCCGTAACATACACGACCTTCCAGGTCATCTTCATTAACGGCAAAGTTACAGGCATCCCACTTTTCCATCGGCATCCATCTCACCGATTGTTTTACCCACTGATTAAGCCTTAGCTGTCTGAAGGAGTTTTCTTCTCCGGGATTCTGTTTTGCAGAATCACAGGCAGCTTTTACTTTTTCAATGGCAACCGTAATCCCTAATGATGGATTTGCTTTTTTCCATACTTTAGGGTCTGTCCAGTCTTCCGACTCATCTGCACCGTAGATGACTGAATAGAATGTCGGGTCAACCTTTCTGCCTGCCTCAATGTCGAGTGCCTTCTGATGTATCTCATAGCAGATGGAGTTCGTATCATTCCCGGCTGTTGTAATAAGAAAATACAACGGCTGCATACGGGCATCACCTGAACCCTGGGTCATTACATCATAAAGTTTTCTGTTTGGCTGAGTGTGCAGCTCATCAAAAATAACCCCATGCGTATTAAAGCCATGCTTATTTGCAACATCCGCCGACAGAACTTGATAAAAGCTGTTGGTTGGCTTATATATCAGCTTCTTTTGCGACTCCAGTATCTTCACTCTTTTCATAAGAGCCGGGCAGAATCGAATCATATCTACAGCAACATCAAATACAATTTTTGCCTGATTTCTGTCTGCTGCACATCCGTACACTTCCGCTCTTTCTTCTCCATCACCACATAAAAGAAGAAGTGCAACGGCAGCTGCAAGCTCTGATTTGCCCTGTTTCTTTGGTATTTCAATATAGGCTGTGTTGAACTGTCTGTATCCGTTTGGCTTTAATACTCCAAATAGATCTCTAATAATCTGTTCCTGCCAGTCTATCAATTCAAATTTCTTTCCTGCCCACGTTCCTTTGGTATGGCATAGTTCCTCAATAAAGCTGACAGCATAATCTGCCATCTGCTCATCATAATGAGAAGACTTCGCCATAAGCTTCGTGGGTTTATACTTTTTCAGTTTTCTCATTTGCCATCACCTCCACAAATAAAAATAGCCACCATCATCGGTGACATCAATAAATATTTCTATACGAGATACAGAAGCCTTTCAGCTTCCGTTCTCGATAACATTTCGTTATTCAGTCTAGTTAAAATCATTCAACAGGATGCAAAGAGCAAGTTCCGCCTCTTCGCAGGTCGGCTCAATATCCC